AAGAGAGCAAAGAAAGCACTCAAGGAACTCCGCAAGAATGGCGAGACAGAACTCCCTGTAGTTCGCCGCCAAGTCAATGCACCAGAGGTTAAGACACTAGCCCCTGACGGGGACTTCTTCTTCCCTCCATACGTTACTGACCCACAGCGTGCCCCTTACTGTTTCTGGCGTACGTATTACACTCCGCAGGAACTGGAGAATAAAGTAGTAACTGAAGGCTGGGATGAGGACTTCGTTGACTACGTTATCGAACACTATCGTGGCGTAAACATTGATAGTATCGAACGGGAGCAAGAAGGTCGCCGTTCCATTAGCTTAACAGATAACGCATACGAAGCAGAAGAACTGATTGAGATTACATATGCTTACCAGCGTCTAATTGATCCAGAAGATGGATCAGAAGGAATTTACTGCACGGTTTTTCATCGGGACTTTGATGGCAATGAGATGGCTCAGGGCTATGCTAAGTTCGAGCTTCTGAACGGGTACGAAGATTACCCTGTTGTAGTGACTAAGTTATCCGAGGATAGCAAGCGTCTCTATGACACGAACACAATACCTTCCGTCCTACGGGGTATCCAGAATCAGGTCAAGGTTGAGCGGGATTCAAGAATCGACAGAAATAGCCTAGCGACATTACCTCCAATTCTGCACCCTGTAGGACAAGCCCCTAGCGATTGGGGGCCTGGGCGTATGATTCCTTATCGCCGCAAGGGTGACTTGGACTTCGCTCCTACGCCTTCATACAATCAGGGATCTCTAGAAATGGAGCAGACCCAACAGACTCAAGCTGACAGATTGGTTGGCTTGGACGAGGGTTCAGCTATCAGCCAGATTCGTCAGCAATTCTTAGTGGACAAGTTCCTTAGCCATACAGCAGAAGTGTTACGTATGGCGTACCGCTGCTTCCAACGCTTCGGGCCAGACGAGGTGTTCTTCCGTGTAACGGGTACACCTGATCCAATTCAATTCAACAAAGGCAACCCCGATGAAAACTTTGATATACTCATTAGCTTCGATGTTCAGAATACTGATCCAGAAACCGTTAAAAGCAAACTTGCTCAGTTTGTGCAACTCAATCAACTCAATGCGAATAACCGCCTTAACGTGGATAGTCTGCTCGATATTGCGGCGGCTGAGATTGACCCAGTTATGGCTGATGCAGTACTCCAGCCAGTTGAAACTGCCCAACAAGAAATGGTTAAAAATGTTACTGACGATCTTGCTAAGATTTACTCAGGTATTGAACAGCCTGCTCGTCCCGCTGGAGCGCAGATTGCGATCCAAGTAATTCAGCAGTACTCATCTCAGCCCGATGTGGCACAGCGTCTACAGACTGACCAAGCATTCGCTGAACGTCTACAGAAGTACGCAGGTCAGTACACCTTCCAGATGCAGCAAGCACAGAATGCTCAGATTGGTCGTGTAGGTACAGCACCAGCACAGATGGGTGATATTGAGACACAGAACTTATAAGTACAATAATACTAATAACGATACTATTTATGGAGAACGGTTCTAACCTACTGGGTGATATTGAAAAAATCATTAAGCCCTTCCCTAAAGGGTTCCGCAATGCGCCCAAAAACTTGTCAGTATCACAACAAGCCCAGAGGCGAGCATCTCAAATCAATGGACTTAATTCTAGGGTACAAACATTCAAGGACTACCTATTAGGATACGAGGGCTTTGATCCCGTAGCACGAAAGGGTTCCGGGGAGAAGTTCTACACGATAGGTCACGGTCATTATGGTGCGGATGTAAAACCTGGGCAACGTATTACACGATCACAGGCTGCTTCCTTGCTTGACCAGGATATTAGGCGAAGACTTCCGGAGCTAGAAAAACTTCTTCCAAACTTTGCTTCATTCCCAATCTCGGCGCAGGAAGCCATTTTTGGCGAGTTCTACCGAGGATCAATCGGAGGTAGCCCAAATACTAGAAAGTATATCAATGAAGGGAACTACGCTAAGGCGGCAAAAGAGTTCCTTCGTAATGACGAATACATAAACCGAGTTGCATTAAATCGTGCTGGCATCGGACCTCGTATGGAGAATGTATCTAATGAGCTAATGAAAATGGCTCAGTCAAAGTAATTTATGAGTATCCAAGATGATGTTAGGACTCTACATAACCACGAAGCATTTGCTCGGTTTGTAGATATGATTCACAAGCTCCGCGAGGAGACTATCGAAGAGCTTCACGAAGCCTCAAGTGATACCATCCAGCAGGTGTCGGGACGTATTATTACGTACGATCAAGTACTGCAATTTGCTGGCTGGGAAGATTTACGGAATAAGTTCAGGGATTTTATATAACCCCTGTGATATAATCCGTCCCATCGCCATCGCTCGGCGTTAATGAGTGGAAAGATATGACAGACGAAATCACAACTGGAGACGCTGAACCAGTAGAAAACACAGTGGAAAATACTAATATATCCGTCACGGATTTCGCTCAACGGCGACTCGGTGAGATGACTCCAAAGGCAGAGCCTGAGGAAGAAGTCACAGAGGAAGTCGAAGAGACAGTAACCGAAGAGGAAGAAGAAGTCCAAAGCGAAGAGACTTCAGAAGCCACCGAGGGGACTGAATCCGAAGATGTTCTTTCACAGTTGGACTTAGACGATATGTCTGAGGAGGATCTAAAGGAACTGGCTGAGAAGCTAGGTAGTCGTGCGGTTGCTCGGTTCGGTGAACTGACAGCGAAACGCAAGGCTGCCGAAGAACGGCTCACCCAGTTAGAGGATAAACTCAAGAAGAGTGACAACCCCCTTGAAGCAAGCAAGAAGATTGAAAATAACCCATTCGGTAATCTCGATACTGTCGAGAAGTTACAGGATAAGGCTACGGAGATCGAAGGCATTGTTGAGTGGGCAGAGGATCTTCTTTTTGAAAGTGATTCTTATGGACCTGAAGATATAGTAGCCGAAATTGACGGCAAGGATTGGTCGAAGAAGGAAGTGCGTCAGGCTTTACTTAAAGCCCGGAAAGCACAGAAAACCTTTCTCCCTGATCAGCTAACTAAAGTACAAGCCCAAGTAGAGGGTGAGCAACTTACTCAAGCATTTGGGGAAAGAGCTAAGAAGGAACTGAAGTGGCTGGACGGAGAGGATAATGACCTTCGGAAACAATTTGAATCTACAGTAGGTGACGCACGATTTAAGAAACTCAAAGAGGTTGTTAAACGTGAAGCACCCGATGTAGCCGCTCAATTGGATTACTTCTTTGCTCACGCTACAAATAGCATCTACGGGCGCAAACCTGTAGTGGAAGGCAAGAAGTCAGTTACGTTAAATCCCTCCAGCACCGGAGTACCCGGTTCAGCTAAGTCCGAAAAAACTGCGTCAAGAACAGCCAAGGCTCTAAAAGAATTAGAGGCTCGGTTCAAACAAACGGGTAACGCTCGTGATTTCGCCGCACTTCGCAAACTTAAACTACAACAACGATAATCTTAATATCACTCTAATACTTATTTAAAATGTCCTTTTCAAATACATTCGACACAACCAATACAGGTTCTGGTGTATCCAATCGGGAAGACTTGACAGACGTTCTGACAATTCTTGCTCCTGAGGAAACTCCAGTCCTTTCTTCCGCTAACAAACAACGTGCCTCTGCTACTAACGTAGAGTGGACTGTTGACTCACTTGCCGCTCCTAGTACTGCTGGTATCTCTGAAGGTGCTGACGTAACCGCGTTCACTGACCAATTCGCTGGTCGTGCCCGCCTTGGTAATCGTGTGCAGAAGTTCCGCCGTGATTATATGGTTTCCGATCTTCAGGAAGCTGTTGACTCCGTTGGTCCTGCTAAGATCGCTCAAGCTGAAGCTAAAGCAATCCGTGAACTCAAGCGAGACATCGAAGCTACTATCTCATCTGCTAATACACAGACTACCGAAAACGGTGCTGGTACAGCAAATGCTCTTGGTGGTCTTGGTGACTTCCTTCAAAACGCCGCTGGTTCCGCTAACGTTCCTGCTGACTTCCGGACACCTGCCGCAAGCATCGCTGACGTTACTGCGGCTGATGCAAACTTCCTCGAAAGCGAGTTAAATAGTGTTATTACTTCTATCTTCAAGGTTACTGGTTCTACCAATAACTTGATGCTGGTTGCTGATACCGCTCTCCGCAACGACATTAGCGACTTCGCTCGCTTTGGTGCTGCTGGTTTAGCTGGCTCCGAAGCTGGTGTTCGTTCAGTTAATTACGATGGTAACTCCGGACAAATCAAACTCTCTGTTGAGTTATATGAATCCGATCACGGAGTTGTTTCCATC